AATGGCTATGGCGCCACCGCCGATGGCAGCGATAACGCTATTCCTCAGTTTTGGTGTCATAGCCATTGAGCCGATCCTCGCGTTCTTTCCGCCGGTAGTACCAGTTCACCCCACAGGTGGTAATGGTGCAGGCGATACCGACAATAATTGCCCAGTCACTTAGGGTCATCCCCGCTATTTTGTCGGCCAAAATCCATACCTCTGCCTTAACTGCCCCGGCATACGCCTTTGCTGAGACACCGCAGCCCGTCAGTGCGGTCCCGGTGCCGTATGAAAGTCTGCTGTAAATGGTGCTCATTTTTGTCATAACCTCACCTCCGTTGATGACGGATGGCGCTGTGCGTAAAAGGGGGAAAGAGGCCCAGACCCTGCGGGCTGATTTATCAACAAAGCACGTCGGGGATGATTCCCGAGGGTCTGGGCATGCTCAATAAAAAACCCGCTCAAGGCGGGAAGAAATACCAAGGGTAAAAGTGACGGCGCGGTAGCCGTAATGGTCCCAAGGTTGAGGGATTGGAGCATCTGGCGGGGATCGAACCCGCATATTCTGGGTGGAAGCCAGACGTAATTACCAAACTACGACAGATGCAATCTGGTTCAGGGCTCTGCGCGGAAGGGCTTTAACGTGTCGTGCAGCACGTCTCTACCCAAGAGCCCTGACCGGATTGCAGAAATGACAAAGCCCAAGGGGGTTAGCCTTGGGCTTTTAATTTTTTCTTGCTGCTCAGTTCGCTTTAACGTCCCGAGCCTATCACAATTCAAGCACTTCCCGCGCAACTATTCAAGTAAAATCTGTCGCTATTTGTGCCAAACGCATCACACATTGGTGCGTAAAGCATCGATTCCGCTAAATTTAGCCAAACATCAACCCTGCTCTCGCAAGTCCTCAAGCACCATTCTGGATGCTTTTCGTTTAGCTCTTTTGCCATGGCCTTCTTGCTCATGCGATAAACATACCGATCCTTGATTAGCTTATAGAGAGCTTTATTCCCGGAGCGCACAAGCTCGGTGCTAAGCACTGAATCAATTTTCAATCCCTCCTCGTCAGTACAAAACGCCAGGCCGCTTTTATTTTTACCGCTGAGGATTTCCTTGAAGAAGGCTTCCAACTCAGGTTTGGTAATGCCCGATTTCTTCATACGGCGCAGTGCGTCATTGATGGCAGTTTTCGTTATCTTCCCGGATGCCAATAGCTGGTTAAACATGTTGCCGCCGCTACCGCCTCCAATGTATGACCAGCGGCCCCACATGCGCAGCTTTCCCTGTATCCAGATGCTTTCCAGCGTACGGAGGCGAATCATTTCACCTGACTTACCAACTTCAGAAGGGTTGATCATACATTCACCTCATTTTTGGTATTGCTCTGGCCAGCAGCAAACTGCGCCAGTGACATAAATGCGCGGCCCTTCGCTTCGAGTTCCGCTCGATTGATGTAACTAAACCGCTCGCCAGCCCATGACTTATCAAACACGACAATGGCGCCAGCGAAAAACGCACTGGTCGGCCTTTGTTTGTCGTCGGCTGGCTTAAACCACTCGGGCAGATCGAAACCAATTCGCCCACGAATAAAGCAGACGTGATCCGCATCTTCCGGCCACCACGTTTCGCTTGTGGCTGACTTCACCAGGAAGACATAGCGACCGCTCTTCTCTCGTTGCGCAGCTGCATAGTTCATGATGTGCGTCATGCCAGTGATAGCTTGCTTTTCGTGGTACTGAGAGCGGCTGTAAGGTGGGTTTCCGTAGGCTGCGCCGCCGATTGAGGAAAGCATTTCCGACCAGTCCTGTGTCAGCGCGTTATCTTCTGCCGTGTACCAGACTGGACATTTTGCGTTGCTGTCGTCTGCGAACAGGTCCAGCATCAACGGGCCATACATCGCGTTAATGCCCCAGAAAAGCAGATCCGGAGTCCGCCACTGGTCGCCGACTTCTTTTAAATAGTGATGGGGTGCTGAACGAAGTGCCGTAAGGGCTTCACAGTAAAAATTAGTCATTCACGGTCTCCCCTAACTCCAGAAGCACCTGACTCAGTAACTCAGCCTCAGTACCGAACTTTTCTTCCCATGACTTACGGCCAGCATGAATAGCTACGCCGTAGCCACCAGTACGGTGATGCGCATGGCATAGCGGAATGACATGGAAGTTATCAGCGCGGACAGACAAGCCAGTACCAGAGCTGCAGTGATGGATTTCAGCAGGTGATTCGCCGTAATTGAGGTTCCGGCATACGATGCAACCCAGCGCAGCTACGCGGCTCAGATGGAGCTTTTCAGCCTTGGTTTTGGATTTGCTCATATCGCACCGCCCTGGTGCGACAGACAAGCAGAAACACCAGCGTTAGTGATAGCCGGTGTAAGGGGGTAAATCTTTTGAGGGTGTTTCTTCTGCGCCATCGGTTTTTCTCCGTGGCACAGCAACTGACAAGAAGGGTTGTTCAGACCCATAATTAATATAGCTAATTTTAGTCCTGACTTACAGGGGGTAACCCTGCTTTTTTGTAAGCCTCATCAAGGGATTTAAGGGAGGTAACAAACTCATCCTGCCGGAGCGGGAATCCCTTCTCTGCAGCTCCATTCTTAAGATAAATAAGTACAGGCCCAGTATGACCCTTTAGCCCCGGAAATAAATCGTCTGGGATATGCATGGCTATCTCCTGTGCAAAACTCACATCTGATAGAATTACAATCGCATATTTAAATCGTCCATCAACCCCCTATTTTCACGAGCTAGAAAGAAAACCAAAAAACAGAATAAATTAATAAAATTCAATATGTTAAAAAAATTCATTATAGCCAGAAAAGTCATTCACATTTTTTCTCTGGCGCAACCCCCTATTTCACTCAGATAGAAGAATTTAGCCAATTTCAGGATTTAATTAATTACAGGAAAAATTGAGCAGCAGAAAACACTACCGCGACAAAGAATGCACATTTTGCGTAGGGCGCAACCCCCTATTTGATCGCAGAAGGAATAGAAACATTCAGCAGCGCCTGGTTTACCAAACAAAACCCCGCCAAAGCGGGGTCTTATTCAGGAGTTTTTTCGGCGACCTTGTTGTGAACTTCCCACAGGCTAATGCCGCAGCTCGCGCAGAAGTTGGCAAGATAGTCCAGACCAGACCACTCGCGAATCCCTCCGCGAGCAGCCTCCACAAACACAGCTATATCTTTACCCCGCCATAAGCCGAACAATCGCCAGCCTCCGCCATCAGGGCTTTTTACGGCGGCGATGCGAGTCAGTACGCCAGTCTGATACAGCTCAGTAAAGGCGGGCTTCTTTCTGGTTATCATTCGCATAAATACAAACCTGTGATTTGTTGATAACAAATAGCATGTTTGCGTTTTATGGTTTTTGTCCGTGTGGGGAATTTAGGCATGCTCCCGCTCCTTCAGGCGCTCGTCTTCATCGCTGAAGTCGTCGCCGTCAATTGGCATGAGGTATTTCGCTGGCATCAGCGCGAAATCCATCCTTTTCGCCTCTCCAGTAGCGCCATCCCGCGCCACCAGGTCGCCTGATACCAACCATGCATCTCCCATAGGCACCGGCTCGGCGTACACCTCTCCATTCCAGGTAAACCGGGAGCCATTCGGCACAAAGCCAGCAACCAGCACAGCCTTCCCGTCATTGGTACGGTAGAAGCCACCAATAATCATCGCCTGACAACCTGCGCGTAACTCAGCCATGGTTAACCTCCTGAGGTGCGGCTGCGAGCATGGCGGCGCGGCAGGCCATAAGCCAATTCTGCGCTTTCTCTGTGCGCGGGATATCGTTTTCTGAGCCATTTCTGCGGCTACGGCATGCATAAACCCGGCACACACGTAGCAGGTCATCGATTTCATTTAGCAACTCATCCGGCACCACCGGCACCGGCTGCGCGTGGCGATAGAGCTGGGTGCCAACAGGAAGCGCCCTGTCAATTGTCGACGTGTCATTGTCTGGGCGGTTAGATAAAACTTCGGCCACCGGCTCGCCGTCCATTGCGGCCAGCCTGAATGCAGCCAGCTCCCTGACGATTAGATTACCAAAATCAATTCCCACAACAGCCTCGCCGCTACTGATTCTCTGAAGCAACTCTCTGTTGTCGATGCTAAATTTGCTGGTCATTGGTTTGGTCCTTCTGCTGCCGCTTTCAGGCTCTGCGCCAGTTCGGTGATATTAGTTGTCATGCTGCATCCTCACATTCGTGACTTTCCGGATTGTCGGCTTTGTAATAACCGCCGCACAAGGCGCAGAGAACATCAGGAACATCGTCATAGTTAGTAGTCCCGGTTATCATTTGCCGGACCCCTTAACGAAAATTACCCAGTGCGTTTTGTCCGCCTTCCCTGTTCGTTGCCAGATGGCTGGCTTCTCGTCGGTCAGCGCCAGAATCTGGCTCACCGGTATCTGGGTTTCGTTCCATTTGAAGATAAGAACGCCGTGTGGCCGCAGTACGCGAAATGCCTCTTTAAACCCAGCACGCAGGTCATCGCGCCAGGTGTCTTTGTTCAGACGTCCGTATTTCTTAACCATCCAGGCGTTTTCGCCCACTCGTTCAAGATGTGGCGGGTCAAACACGACAATGGGGAAAGAGGCGTCAGCGAACGGCAGCGCGCGGAAGTCGGCGATAATGTCCGGGCTGATAACCAGGCTGCGTCCGTCGCAAAGTTTGTGCTGCTCAGCACGGATATCACTGAATACAGCACGCTCGTCCTGTTTATCGAACCAGAACATGCGGGAGCCACAGCACATGTCGAGAATGGTTTGCTCGGTCATTTGGCCCCCTCGCGCAACTGCTGGGAAAACTCACGGAGTTTGAACCCGATTACTCTGGTACTTGCCACTGTGTCGACCCGGTCGAGCTCTACCGCGGCTTCATCAATGGCATCAGCCTTAATCCCGTCCAGGAAGGCGTCGGTGGCGGGGCACGCCTTACGGATAGCCTCTTCGGCTTCCTTCCTGGTCAGGAATCCGCTTTTCCCGTCATTGCTGACCATCTGGCTGTCGAACCATGCCTGCAGGCCAGCAACGGTAATATCATCGGGAATCTCGGCCCCAGCTTCGTCTGTAGTACCTTCCAGCCAGTCGCGAGCAGCAGACTCCCCGCCAAGCGAAAGGCAAGCCAGCGCCGCCTGAGCACCCAGCATCGTTTTGTGGAACATCCATGAAGTGTTAAGTTCACGGGCTGCTCCGCTGAGAAGATAGGCATTCTCCGCAGCCAGTTGCTTAAACGCTTTCGCCAGCTTCAGGAACTTCTGCTCTCTGATCGACAGCTCACCTGCGCTCTCCAGGGAAGCGATGAGCTCGTTTACTGTTGAGATGTTCATGCTGTCCACCATTCAATAAACATGCAGATACCAACGGTTACTACGGCAATCAGCACCCAGCAGATCACATCGAACAAGGCGGCGAACCGACGTAGGGTGTATTTGCTGTAATTCTCAGGATCAATATTCATACCGCCTCCCCAAGCACCCAACGAAGTGCGGTTGCATACTCACCCTCGGCTGATTCCAGGGCTTTGGTGATTTCTTTGCGGGTTTTCAGGCGCGGCTTTGCCTCACCGAGGATCTGACGCTGACGCCGGGCTTTTTCATGGCCGGTTGTGCCAGCAGTTGCCGCTTCGATTTCAGAGACCTTCTCCCGCTGCTCTTCTGGTTTAAGCGATGCCAGCTGACGCGCCTGGGTAACGGTGACCGTTCCGGACTCCACTGCATCGCGAACAGCCTGGGTGGCATCCAGCAGTGACAGTGTTGCGCGTACGGTCTGGACACTCACGCCAAACATCAGCGCTAAATCGTCCTCGTCGTGCCCGCGTTCCAGCGCATCAGCCATTTTCTTTGCTCGGCCCAGTGGTGTATCTGCCTGGCGGATTTCGTTAGCACTTACCATCGCCTGCGCCATGCGAACGGCGGAGCCACGTTTAGCGACTGCTGGAACCAGTAACGGTTCTTTACCCTCTTTCAACAGTCGCTTGTTGGCTTCCAGTGTATGGCGCACACGCTGGCGACCATCGACTACACAAGACAGTCCTGTCTCCGGGTCTTTCCAGACGATAATCGGCTCAAGAACGCCCTGGTCCATGATGTTCAGCACCATTGCCTCGCTGATAGGCAGGTGGATGCGCTCATCGTAAAGCGGGTGCGTTTTGTCGGTAACCAGATGCAGGTTTTCAGGTTCGAACGTCAAAACGTTCGTTTTGCCACTGGCGCCGTATACAAGCTTTGAGTCTTTAGCCATTTTTCACTTCACCTTTTTTCTGTTCGACCTGCTGAGACCATTTTTCAATCAGCCGGATTTTCGATTTACTCTTGCCACCAGCCCAGTAGCTATCCTGCACGCGGAGATGTCCGTAAGGGCATCGCAGGGCCCCGGAACAGGCGCCAGCCTGGTAATCCCGAAAATAAAACTCAGCAGCGGAACCACAGACCGGGCAATCAGGTATCTCTCTCATCACCGGGTCACCTCGCGGATTTTCTGGAATTTAGTGCCGTGGTGCGGATTGCCAGGATTAGTAACCTTCGAATTCATAAATCCGGCGGCCACCAGACGCTCGCAGCGGTAGCGAGGGCGATCAACAAAACCTGCCAGGGACTGCCACTCAAACCAGACGCCAACCGGCACCGACTGGAGCAACTTGATATCCAGTTCTGTGAGTTTGCTGATTATCGCTGCGGGCTCGGTGCTTCCACCCGGCATCCAGTAGCCATTCAGGTTTTGCGCTTTGCCTTCGCGCTCCAGCACCATCAGGCGGGCCAGCATTTCAGGTGCTGTCAGGTCGAAATAAACAGCCAGCTCACGGCAGGTGACCTTCTCCAGCTCTTTCAGCACGTCAGTAATTTTTTCCATCAGAGATATCCTCACGGTTAAATTTGTTAGCCCCGGAAACCTTTCGGGATGTCGGTATCCAGTTTGCTGCTCACACCGAACGAGCTGCTGGTTGCCAGGTTCGCCGGGCATAACTTCAGAGCCAGCTCCTGCCATTTGCTGCGTAGGGTTTTCACGGATTGAACTCGGGAGCACCAGAACTGATCGCGCTGAATGCGCTCAATCATGGTGCGGATTTGGTCATGGCTGCAGCCGTGCTCCTGGCGCAGCATGCAAATTTCTTGCGCCCAGGCTGCGAAGTTCGGCTCTCTTGGTTTTGCCAGAGTGCCGTCGAACTCTGCTGCGCGTTCGTACAGCTCGATGATGGTCGACCAGAACCACGTAACGAGGTCGAAATCATCATCGGTAGCCAGGTTACTGGCTTCGGTAGCGTCAGGAATGACTGCTTCTAGGATGACAGTTTTCTGAGTCGATTCAGAAAAGTTATCCACAGGAGAAATCTCTCCCGCGTGGTTTTTATGATCTGTATGTAATGATCTGTTTTTAAGATCTGTATAGAGATAGGATTCGGCTTGAGAGCCGATTCCAGGATTCGGCTCATGAGCCGTTTCCATTCGGCTCTTGGGACGAATGCATTCGGCTTGAGAGCCGTTTCCATTATTTTCAGTAACTTGCTTCGATTCGGCTTTTGCGCCGATTGCATTCGGCTTATAAGCCGTTTCCATTACTTTCAGTGACTTATTCCCATTCGGCTCTTGAGCCGAATCCAGTATTTGCGGGAATATCCGTGAAATCAGCGCTTCCTGGTCAATTCGGTAATGCTTTTTGGGTGTTCCACCCACCTGGCGAAGCTCTTCTTCGATAACGCCCGACAGGTACTGATCCGTAATTTTGAACATCGCTTTTCGGACAACATCGCCATCTTTAGCGCGTACCTCTTTCGCAAGCGCCGCATGCTCCTTGTAAAACCAGCCATCATCCAGACTCGACTTACCCGACCAGAACACCAGTTGGTTGAGAATCGCTGCCAGCAAATGCTGCTGCCTGTCTCCTGCAAAGAAATCCAGATACGGGCCGGGAATCGTTATGCAGTTCCCCTGCCCTGACATGGCCTGAACAATTTCAAAGACCTGATTGCTCATACCAAAACCTCATTGTGTAGCCGTAAAAACTCACGTAACCCCATCCAGCCAACAGTTCCGCAGTCTCTCCGATAGGAAATGTCTTTCTCAGTTGCCGTGAGTACCGTCACCATGTGCCCCTTGTGTCTGTGCTGAAAGCGTGCTCCCGCCTTGGGTATCCCGTTACTTGCGCAATCCTCTTCTGACGGCTCATACACCGGATAAGCACGTTTCAGACGAGCAATCAGCTCAGCAGCAGACTGGTTACACATGGTTGAACCTCGCTTAGTGAATCAGCGTGTTACCGGAAGGACCGCCATCAGCAATCCGGTCAGAGATAGCAATCATTGCGCCGAACAGCGCTTCCATTTCGTCGTCCACCCGTTGTTTGCGGTGAAGAAGTTCGCGGAAAGTTTCGGAGTAATAACTACGCACCCGCG